CTTAAAGGTGATTATATTAATCCTCACGTTTCAATCTGGTATTACAAACTAGATGATATAAAAGAAGTTAACGACCCGTCAACTTGGTTAAAAGCCAATCCTAATCTTGGTAAAACAGTTTCTTATGAGACATATCAACTAGACGTCGAGAGAGCAGAGAAAGCCCCTGCTTCTAGAAATGATATTCTGGCCAAGAGGTTTGGAATTCCAATGGAAGGATATACATACTTCTTTACTTATGAAGAAACATTACCACATCGTAGACGTAATTTCTGGTCACTTCCATGTGCGCTTGGTGGCGACTTATCACAAGGAGACGACTTCTGCGCCTTTACGTTTTTGTTTCCTCTTAAGAATGAAACGTTTGGTATAAAAACAAGATCTTATATTACTTCACTGACCCTTATGAAGTTACCAGGGGCTATGCGTATTAAATATGACCAGTTCATAAAAGAAGGAAGTTTAATAGTTCTAGAAGGAACTGTTCTTGATATGATGGAAGTATATGATGATCTTGAAAGACATATAGTCGATTCAAGTTATGATGTTAGGTGTTTCGGGTTTGACCCATACAATGCAAAAGAATTTGTTGAGCGTTGGGAAAGAGAAAATGGGCCGTATTGTCTAGAAAAAGTAGTACAAGGTGCAAAAACAGAATCGGTGCCTTTAGGAGAACTTAAGAAATTATCAGAAGAGCGTATGCTCATATTTGATGAGGATCTGATGTCGTTTGCTATGGGTAATAGTGTAACTCTAGAGGATACTAATGGCAACCGAAAATTGTTAAAGAAAAGAGCCGATCAGAAAATTGATAATGTCTCAGCATTGATGGATGCCTATGTGGCATACAAAGCGCATAAAGATGCTTTTGAATAAATCTTTCTAATCGACAAGTAAAAACAAAATTAAAAGGCGAAAGGGGATTTAAAATGAACAATTTAACAGCCAAACAGATCGAGGAAATTAATAATATCAATACAAAAATGCAAGAAATGGACTTCGGAGATAAGATTCAACAGATCATCTCCGAGTTGAATGATGTTGCTGTGTCTGGAACTCCAGTAAATGCTGTAAATGCTACAAAAACCCTCACTATATCAGGTGTTGTTGTGGCTGGAGAAACCGTAACAATTAATGATCCAACAAAAGTTGGGACAGATGTTTACGAGTTTCTTGCCGGCGAAGCACGAGTCCCAACTGATCCAACTAACATCCCTGTAGATATCACATCTTACACTACAAAATCCACAGGAACGTTAACTATGGACACACAACCTACAGCTGGCGATACAGTGACCATTGGAACAGTAACGTATACCTTTGTTCCCGTCGGAACGGATACTGCCGATGGTGAAGTGACAATTGGTGATAATTTAGCAGGAGCCCAAGCAGCCCTCTATGCTGCAATCATGGGAATTGATAATTTAAATATTCCGCACCCAACTGTAAGCGCCGAACCTTTTGCTGCGAATGCTATGGTAGTAACAGCATTAGTAGGTGGAGTAGCTGGAGACGCTATTGCTACCACAGAAACCTTTACAGCCGAAACTAATGTATTTGCAGCGGTTACTCTTGGTAGTGGTGCGGATTGTACAGCATCAAACGCCGTTTTAGCTTTAGTGGCGGCCATTACTGATTCCGACACGCAAGGTGTTGGCGCCGCCGATGGAGCAGGAGACACTGTAGTATTAACTGCTGATGTAGCAGGAACTGTAGGTAACGCTATTGTAATTGGCGAGACCATGACTAACGGAGCGTTTGCTTCAGGCGCAACGTTGTTGTCTGGAGGCGTCAATGGTACTGTTGGTTCTCTCGGTGAAACGATGGTCGATTCTAGCTATTTGTATGTTTGTGTTGCAGATAATACAACATCAGGAAAGAACTGGCGTCGTATTTCCGTTGGTTCGGCTTACTAATTAAACGATCGAACAAAAGCAAGGAGGTGAAAAAGTTTGTTGGAAAAGGTAACAATTAGACATAGACTGCAACATGCTTGGAACGCCTTTTTAAATCGTGACCCAACTCGAGACAATGGTTATGAAGATAGAGGTAGAGGTACTAGTTATCGTCCAGATCGAATAAGACTAACCGTTGGTAATGAACGATCAATAATAACATCGGTTTATAATAGAATAGCCATAGATGTGTCGGCCATTTCGATTAATCATGTTCGTTTAGATCAAAATGGGAGCTATGTCGAAACTCTTCAAACGGGTCTTAATGATGCATTAACCCTTAACGCTAATATAGACCAAACAGGAAGAGCTTTTATTATGGATGTTGTTATGTCTATGTTCGATGAGGGGTGTGTTGCCATTGTGCCCGTCGATACAACGATAAATCCAATCGTATCTGGTTCGTATGACATTCAGACATTACGAACTGGGAGGATTCTTGAATGGTTCCCATCTCATGTTAGGGTCCGTCTATATAACGAGAAAACTGGAAATAAAGAAGATGTTACATTGCCCAAAAACATGATCGCCATCGTAGAGAATCCTTTATACACCGTAATGAATGAACCTAATTCAACTCTTAGTCGTTTAATTTCAAAATTAAATCTTCTAGACGCAATAGATCAGCAAAGTGGATCTGGTAAATTGGATTTAATTATTCAATTACCTTATGTTATTAAAACTACGGCTAGACGATTAGAGGCTGAGAAACGTCGTCAAGACATTGAAGATCAATTGGCGGGTTCTAAATACGGAATAGCATACACCGATGGCACCGAGAAAGTAACGCAATTAAATCGTCCGGCAGAAAACAATTTAATGAACCAAATCACGTACCTAACGAGTATGCTATATAGCCAGTTAGGATTAACTGAGAGCATATTTAATGGGACTGCCGATGAAAAAGAAATGCTAAACTATTTCAATCGAACAGTAGAACCGATTTTGTCTGCAATCACGGACGAGATGAAAAGAAAGTTCCTTACCAAAACGGCAAGGACCCAAAATCAATCGATATCGTTCTTTAGAGATCCGTTTAAACTTGTTCCTGTAAATGATCTGGCCGATATTGCAGATAAATTCACAAGAAATGAGATCTTAACATCGAACGAAATCCGGGCAGTTGTTGGTTTTAAACCTTCAAAAGAAAAAGGGGCTAACGAATTAAGAAATAAAAATCTTAATCCAGAAAAGACCCAAACCGTTAAAGACGTAGATAACACTACGAAGGGAGAAAAAATAGATGGAAAACAAGAAGTTTGATTTCAGCGGATACGCTACGAAAGTCGATCTTAAATGTACGGATGGAAGAATCATTCGTAAAGACGCCTTTAAGCACGACGATGGGCAAAAAGTACCATTAGTATGGCAACATACATACAATGACCCATCGAATATTCTAGGATATGCCGTTCTTGAGCATAGGGACGATGGGGTATACGCCTATGGAAAATTCAATGATACGGAAACTGCCAAGACAGCAAAATCTCTCGTTGAACATGGCGATATCACAGCCTTGTCGATACACGCAAATCAACTAAAACAAAATGGTTCCGATGTTATTCATGGTGTAATACGCGAAGTTAGTCTAGTATTAGCGGGAGCGAATCCTGGCGCGCTAATTGATAACTTAACGATTAGTCACAGCGATGGTTCCTATGATACTAATGACGCTGAAGCTATTATCTACACCGGTGAAAAACTTTCATTGACCGAATTAGAACATGCAGCAAAAGATTCAGGTTCGGACAAAACAATGAAGGATATCTTCGACAGCCTTAACGAAGAGCAAAAAGAAGTAGTGTATGCTATGATCTCCCATGCTCTCGAAAAAGAAGGAAGTTCCGAAGAACCAAAAGAAGATGAAAGTGAAAAAATTAAACATTCCGATGATAAAGGAGGAACAAACGAAATGAAAAAAAACGTATTTGATGCAAAAGATGACGACAAGAAACAAGGGGGCACTCTAACTCACGCGCAATTCGCAACAATTTTAGGTGACGCTCAAAAGACAGGTTCCCTAAAGGAAGCAATTTTGAAACATGCTGTGGATTATGGAATCGAAAATATTGACGTGTTGTTTCCAGATGCAAAAGCATTATCCAGAGATCCAGATTGGCTGAAGAGAGAAGACGACTGGGTTCAAGGCGTCCTCAATGCAATCAATAAGAGTCCATTCAGCAGAGTTAAATCTGTAATTGCTGATATGGATATCGACACAGCAAGAGCAAAAGGTTACGTTAAGGCTACTGAAAAGAAAGAAGTATATTTCAAAGCTTCGAAACGTGTCACTACACCAACCACTGTTTATGTTAAGCAGAAACTTGATAGAGACGACATCATTGATGTTGTAGATTTCGACGTTGTTGCTATGGTTCGCTTCCAACTGAGAACTTTACTTGACGAAGAGTTAGCTGTTGCCGCTCTTGTCGGAGATGGTAGAGAAGCGATTGACCCTTATAAGATCAACGAAGAAAACATCAGACCTATTTGGACAGATGACGACTTGTATTCTGTTAAAGAAGTTCTTACTACTAAAACGGACTACAAGCAAATGGTAAAAGAAATTGCGCTGTCACATTCAAACTATAAAGGATCAGGAAGTCCGGTTCTTTATACAACTTCTGCAATTCATACTAACATGTTATGGATCGAAGATACTACAGGTCGTAGAATCTACGAATCAGACGCTACTCTTTGCGCCGCTCTTGGCGTTAGTAGAATTGTTGAGGTTCCAACCTTGGCTGGAAAAACAAGAACTCTTGATAATGGAAACACAAGAGAACTTCTTGCTATCAAAGTCAACCTGAAAGATTACAATTTCGGTGCAGACAAGGGAGGACAAATCGCTACGTTCGACGATTTCGACATCGACTTCAACCAATACAAATACTTAATGGAAACCCGCTGCTCTGGAGCACTTACTAAACCCAAGTCTGCTCAAGTGTACGAGTTCGAAACAGTAGGTCAAGGCTAATATGTAAAGGAGATTCAAAATGGCAAAGTTTTATGGTGAAATAGGTTATGCTGAAACGATTAAAACGGCCCCCGGAGTATGGTCTGAGGTTATAACTGAGAAAAAGTACTCTGGTGACATTATAAAAATCTCAAGACGGTTACAGGCAGGGGATAATCTAAACGACGATTTAACCGTTAATAATGAAATCAGCATTATAGCCGATCCCTTTGCCTATCAGAATTTTCATGCTATGCGATACATAAAATGGATGGGGGCCTCATGGAAAATCGTAAAAGTCGATGTTCAGAGGCCTCGACTAATCCTATCGATTGGAGGTGTATATAATGGGAAATCGGGTCCTTCTTCAGGAAATACTTGAGAATTTACTTGGCTCGGGAAATGTATATTTCCAGCCACCGAGCAATGTAGATCTTGAGTACCCGTGTATTATATACGAAAGATCGAATAGTGAAACTATATTTGCGGATAACAAACCGTATATGTATCAATTGGCATATAAAATAACGGTGATCGATCAAGATCCCGATAGTGAAATCCTAGACAAAGTAGCTAGTTTACCAATGTGCGTCTTCGATCGCCACTATATTGCAGGAAACCTAAACCATGACGTATATATTATCTATTACTAAAAAGGAGGATTTACCAATATGACTATGCTTAAATGGGACGAAACAGGAAAACGTTTTTATGAAACTGGTATAAGAAATGGGGTTTTGTTCCCACAAGATACCAATGGTCTATACCCAACAGGGGTGGTTTGGAACGGTTTAACCGCCGTTACTGAAAGTCCATCTGGCGCAGAATCAACCCCTATTTATGCTGACGATATTAAGTATCTTAACTTAATGTCAGCTGAAGAATTCGGAGCAACAATCGAAGCCTACACATATCCAGACGAATTTGCTGAATGTGATGGTTCCGTTGCTCTTGCCACAGGCGTAAACATCGGTCAACAAACAAGAAAACCATTCGGTTTGGTTTACAAAACTTCTCTTGGAAACGATGTAGAAGGTGTGGATCATGGCTATAAATTGCATATCATTTATGGCGCATTGGCTTCTCCTTCAGAGAAAGCTTACTCAACAATCAACGACTCACCAGAAGCTATTACTTTCTCATGGGAAGTGTCAACTGCTCCTGTAACCGTTACAGGAAAGAAACCTACAGCATCATTGATCATTGATTCGACCAAAGCAGACGCTACAAAGTTGGCAACTTTGGAAGCTATTCTATTTGGAACGGCTGAAGCAGATGCTCGTTTACCTTTCCCTGATGAAATCGCAACAATCTTCACAGAAGCAGCTCCAAGTGCTGTCGCATTATCAACAATCGTTCCGGCTGATGACGCAACAGGTGTTGCTATAGATGCGGATATTGTTATGACATTCAACAATGAAATCGCACGTGAATCGATCGTTGTTACATCAGCAGCAGGTGTTATCGTTGCTGGAGCAAAGACTTGGGACACAGCTGGAAAAGTACTCACATTCAACCCAACATCAGACCTTGCAAACAATACAGTTTACATCGTTACAGTTGGTGGCGTAGTAGACATCTACAATCAAGCACTTGCGGCTACAGTAAAGAACTTTACAACTGTTGCTGGTTAACATTAACTAATACTATAATAAGAGCCCCAATCCACAATGGAGAAGGGCTCTTAAAAATATCAATCTTAACTTTGAAAGGAGTTAACCAAATGCTTAAGAAAACTATGAAATACGTTGATTTCGATGGAAATGAAAGAACTGAAGATTTTTACTTCAATCTAACAAAAGCTGAAGTAACTGAAATGGAATTATCTATTGATGGTGGACTTGCCAAAATGATAGAAAAAATCGCGGCAACGCAAGATTCTAAGAAAATTGTTGAGATATTTAAGGATTTGATCCTTAGATCCTATGGAGAGAAATCCCCAGATGGTAAACGTTTCATAAAGAACCAAGAGCTGCGAGATGGATTTGCTCAAACGGAGGCTTATAGCGATCTGTTCATGGAACTCGCTACTGACGCCGATGCAGCATCTAACTTTGTAAACGCAATTGTTCCACCGCCAATTAATAATATTTAAATTTGATAGGAGGCCAGACTGATGTTAAAGATAACGATACCTAGTATCGAGTTGTATGACGAAACAATAAATGAATTTGTTTCCTCCAAAACACAGGAATTAAACTTAGAACACTCTCTGGTCTCCATTTCAAAATGGGAGTCGAAATGGCATAAACCGTTTTTATCTAAAAATGAGAAAACCTTAGAAGAGACGATTGACTACATAAGATGTATGACTGTAACGCAAAACGTTAGCGAACACACATACAAATTCATATCAAACGATAACGTAAAACAAGTTCGGGATTACATAGAAGCTGAGATGACAGCTACAACCTTTTGTAACGATAAAAAGGCCGTGAACAAAGAAGTAATAACTGCTGAAATAATATACTATTGGATGATCGCTATGAATATTCCTTTCGAATGTCAAAAATGGCATTTAAATCGTCTATTAACCTTGATAAATGTTTGTAATATCAAAAATAATCCTCCGAAAAGGATGAGTAAGAAAGAAACAATGCAAAGAAACGCGGCGTTAAACGCATCTCGAAGGAACTCATTACGTAACGAGGGGTGATAAAATGATAAGATTCAAACATAGTGGTAATTTTAATAAGACAGAAAGGTTTCTTCAAAATAGTAAATCTTCCAATTATTTGCATTTACTAAATAAATATGGAAAAGAAGGCGTTGATGCTTTATCGTTAGCGACGCCTAAAGAATCAGGAGAGACAGCAAATTCTTGGGATTATAAAATATCAACATCAAATAAGAGAACTACTCTATCCTGGACAAACTCTAATATAATTGAAGGTGCGCCAATTGCAATATTAATTCAATATGGTCATGCCACGATGAATGGAGGATACGTTCAAGGATTAGACTATATAAATCCGGCAATTAAACCTATTTTTGAAAAACTATCAAATGAATTGTGGAAGGGGGTAATTGGCCAATGAGTAAAAGTGTTGACAATCGTATAGTGTCAATGAGTTTTGACAACAAACAGTTTGAAAACAATGTGCATACGACAATAAAATCTCTTGATGATCTTAAAAAAGGTTTGAAACTAGATGATGCTGCTAAAAGTTTACTTAATCTAGATAGAATAGGTAGATCGTTAGCCTTATCTAGTATAGCTGAAGGCGTCGAACGAATTTCAAGTAAATTCACGACTTTGGGGATCGTTGGCGTTACCGCACTTCAGAACATCACAAATTCGATTTTAAATACTGGTAAGCAACTTGTATCGTCTCTTACTATTGATCCTGTAAAATCGGGATTAGAAGAGTATGAAACAAAAATGAACGCCATTCAAACCATACTTACAAATACAGAAAAACAAGGGACAAATCTGTCAGATGTAAATACTGCCCTTGCCGAGCTTAATGAGTACTCAGATAAGACAATATACAATTTTGCACAGATGACGGATAATATCGGAAAGTTTACAGCCGCAGGATTGGACCTAGAAGATTCTGTTACCACTGTAAAAGGGTTGGCTAACGTCGCTGCTGGATTTGGAGTAGACGCTACTAGAATGGCTGGCGCCACCTATCAAATGTCACAAGCGTTATCAGCGGGAGTAGTCAAGTTGCAGGACTGGCGGTCGATGGAACAAGCTAGTATGGGCGGTACAAAGATTCAGGACGCTTTAAGAAAAACGGCTAAAGAAATGGGGATTGTAGTAGATACTACTAAATCTTTTAGAGAAACATTAGAAAGTGGATGGTTAACTTCTAAAGTCTTTGTTAAAACCATGGATAAAATGGCAAAAGATGAATCCTTAATCGCCGCCGCTCAAAACGTAACAACATTTACAAAATTATTCGATACTATGAAAGAATCAGTTGGTTCTGGATGGGCTGTATCGTGGGAAAAGATAATTGGTAATAAAGACGAATCAACATATTTGTTAACTAGCATAAGTAATGCGTTCGGAGCAATAGTTGGTCCAGCAGCAGAAGCACGTAACAATATGTTAGAGTTTTGGAGTGCTAACGGCGGTAGATACGCTATAATAGAAGCCATAACTAATTCATTCACAGCTCTTAAATCAATATTAAAACCAATAACTGAAGCGTTTAGAGATATATTCCCACCAATGACGGGTAAACGTCTAGTTGAAATCTCGTTCGCTATAAGAGATTTAACAAGAAACTTCAAAATAGGAGAAGAAACCTCTTTAAATTTAAAACGAACATTCAAAGGATTATTTGCGGTTATTGATATTGGATTAAAAGTTGTTACTGCGATAGCTTCAGGTATAGCTTCGTTTATTAAATTTCTTCTTCCTGCTGGAAACGGAATATTATATTTCACCGGATCAATTAGCGATTTTATCGTAGCCCTTGATGATACAATAAAATCATCAGATGCATTTAACAAAGCAATAAAAGCGATAGGAACTTTTCTAAAACCAGTTGCAGAAGGTGTTAAAAAGGCAGTATTGACAATTATTAACTTTGTTAAATCCTTAGGAACGATCGATCTAAGTCAATTAGATTCGTTCAGAGAAAAGACAGCATCGGCGTTTGCTCCTTTAATAAAACTTGGTGATCTAGTACAGACAGTATTCTCTAAAATAAAAGAAATATTTTCCAAAATAGCTCCAATATTTATTAAGATAGCAGATCTTACAGGACAGGCCTTTAACAAAATTCGTGAAAATTTATCAAGTTCTTTAAGTAGTATGACTCTTGATGATTTCATGAAAATATTAGGTAGTGGCGCATTAGTTACTATTGCTTTAGGAATAAAAAAGTTTTTTGATATATTATCCGACCTAACAAGCAAAGGTGGAGAGATATTAGATAGCATAAAAGATATTCTCGATGGGGTAAAAGGTAGTTTAGAAGCCTATCAAAAGAATCTAAAAGCCAATGTTCTTCTTAAAATAGCAGGCGCAATGGCGATCTTAACTGCCGCTATAATAGCTTTGACTTTTATTGACCCGCAGAAATTAAAGACTTCATTACTAGCAATGACTGTCACTTTTACCGAATTAGTCCTAGCTATGGCCATATTAGATAAAACATTTACCGGAGTTGGTACTATAAAGATGTCGGTTGGTTTGATCGCCTTGTCGACAGCCATCTTAATTCTTTCTTCCGCGATGGTTAAGTTTTCCACTTTATCTTGGTCTGATATTGGAAAAGGAATTGTAGGTATAGCTGCGTTATCGGCAGTAATGGTGGCTTCAGCTAGACTATTAGCAGCAAATACCGGTAAGGTTATAAAAGGTCTTTTAGGTCTTTTAGCCTTTGCGCAAGTTATATCTATGCTCACTAAAAGTGTAAAAGAGATAGGAACACTTAATGTGGAGGAATTATCTAAAGGTTTAATAGGTCTAGGATTAATAATTGGAGAGTTAACCCTTTTCGTTAAGGCTACAAAAATGGGAAAGGATAGTGTCAAAATAGGACTAGGTTTATTGATCCTCGCACAAGCCTTAACCGTTCTAGCCTCAGCAGTTAAACTATTTGGTGAAATTAATTTTGGAACATTAGTGCAAGGTCTTGGGGCGATTACAATTATGCTTGGAGTTCTTGGGTTATTCACAAAATTAGCAGGGTCGGCTACTGGAATGGTCTCCACGGCAATAGGTCTTATAATCCTATCTAAAGCTATGGGTATATTCAGCGATGTTATTAAGACTATGGGGTCAATGTCTTTACCCGAGTTGGCAAAAGGATTATTGGCTATGTCATTAGCATTGGCCGCGATTACAGCCGCTATGTATTTTATGCCTCCTAATATGGTCGCAACTGGCATTGGGTTGCTAATAGTCGCAAACTCGCTATCTACAATAGCGAAAGTATTAGCCACAATGGGTAATATGACAGTAGAGCAGATTGTTAAGGGTTTGACAACCCTTGGTGGCGCGCTTACGATAATAGCAATAGCCGTTAGTTTTATGACTGGAGCGTTACCTGGAGCGGCTGCATTACTTGTAGTGTCTGGCGCACTTTCTGTATTAGCACCAGTATTAAAAGCTTTAGGCGGAATGTCGCTATCGACAATTGCTAAAAGTTTACTTGTACTGGCTGGTGCGTTTACTATTATAGGCGTCGCAGGAATAGTTTTGGCTCCTATTGCCCCCGCAATCTTACTTTTAGCAGCGGCTATCGCGGTACTAGGAATTGGTTTTTTTGCAGTTGGAGCTGGATTAGCGGCCTTTGCTTCAGGAATAGCCGCATTGGCGGCCTCTGGAGTCGCTGGCGCTAAAGCTCTAGTTGTTGTAGTTGAAAGCATCATTGGACTTATCCCGACTATACTAAAAAATCTAGCCAAAGGTTTAGTCGAATTCATTCTAATGCTCGCAGAGTACGCTCCTCAATTAGGAAAAGCCTTTGTCGCTATAGCCACAGCTATAATTAATGCTTTGATAACTATAATACCAAAAATAGTAGAAGCCATATACAAACTTATAACTTTAATACTAGCCACGATATCACAGCATTTACCTAAAATTGTAGATGCTGGCATGAAAATTATTATAGGATTATTACGTGGAATAGCTAGTAATATTAAGGAAATAGTAGTACTAGCGGTTCAAATTATTGTAAACTTCCTAGAAGGCATTAATTCGATGCTTCCTAAAGTTATACAAGCAGGTTTTGATATGATGATTTCATTCATAAACGGGTTAGCCAATTCAATTAGAAAGAATACACCTGTTATGATTGACGCTATCGAGAATCTTATGTCTGCTTTAATTGAATCTGGGATACGAATTCTATTATTCTCTATTACTGGTTTCCTAGATGTTGGTACGAGAGTTATGGATAGTGGATTGCTTAAGGGTATCTCCAACAAAATTGGCGAATTCACATCCATATTTAAAGGTATCGGTACTAAAGCAATAGATATACTATCCGACCAAGTAGGCGCTTTCTTCAACATTGGTGAAAACATAATTAACGGTCTTATAGGTGGAATAAAAAGTAAGTTAGAAGACGCTGTTAACTGGTCTTCTACTCTAGCTACGACCATCATCGAAACAGCAGAGAAAGTTTTTGGAATAAATTCTCCATCTAAAGTTTTTCAAAGTTATGGCGAATACTTAATGTATGGTCTAAAAAAGGGTATTGAAAAAGGCGAACCAAAAGCGACAACCGCATCTTCAACTGTAGCTAAGAAGGTTGTAAAGTCGACAAAGAGCCAATTCGATAAAGCGGTTGAATGGATTGACGAACGTAAGTATTACAATCAACTCTCGCTTTCGCAGGAACTTTCTTCTTGGGAGAAACTACAAGGAAAATATAAAGAAGGAAGCGAAGAGCGTAAGAAAATAGACAGGGAAGTATATAGATTAAAGCAAGAACTTGTTAAGGCTGATTATAATAAATCTATAGAATGGATCGACAAGAAGAAATATTATAACGAATTGAGCCTAAATCAAGAACTTGAAGCGTGGACTCGAATTCAAAAGAAATATAAGGAAGGAGACGAACACGAAAAAGCGGATAGAGAAATTTATAGAATAAAACAAGAGTTATTAGCTAAGAAAGAAGAGAGTGCTAAAGCTGAATATGATAATTCTATAAATTGGATCGACAAAAAGAAATACTACAATGAACTGAGTTTGGAAGATGAGTTGTCCGCTTGGGAAAGAGTGCAAAAAAGATATACTGTAGGATCAGAAGAGAGAGCCAAAGCAGATAGAGAAGTGTATAGGATTAAAAAGGAAATAGTGGACGCGCAGTTAAATCTGTCTAAAGAGGAATTTAACAAATCAATAGAACAGATTGACGAAAGAAAATATTATAATCAATTGACCCTAGCTCAAGAACTTAGAAGTTGGAAGGAACTGCAAGCAAAGTATGTGGAGGGAACCGAAGAACGTAAAAAGGCAGACATGGAAGTCTATAGGGTTAATCAAGAGATTATAAGTAAAAAGAAAGAGCTTGAGGATCAATACTACGAAAAGACTAAAGAGGTAAACGAGAAATTAAAAAGTGACATTAAGAGTCTTAACGACGAGTATGATCAAGCTCTAAAATCAAGAACCGACGCTTTGTATACTACCTATTCTTTATTTGATAAGTTGGAGAAAAAAGAACCAATTGATGGCAAGACATTAATATCAAATTTAAGAGATCAGGTAGGAGAGTTCCAGGCTTGGCAGGTTAATATTTCAGAGTTAACGAAAAAAGGTTTGGACGATGGATTAATTCAAGAACTTGAAGCTTTAGGTCCCAAATCCCTGGCTCAATTGGAAGCTTTAAATAGTTTGAGCGCTTCAGAGTTAACGACTTATGTTGCTTTATGGAGACAGAAACATGAAGATGCTAAGAATCAATCATTAAGTGAACTTGCGGACATGAAACTGTCAACTGAAATCAAAATAAGAGAACTCAACACTCAAGCCGAAACGGATTTGGATACTTATAAGAATACTTGGATTAGCAAAACCAAAGAATTAACCGGCGAAGTTATAACCGAAATAGCAACAATGAATGACAAAGTAATAGAATCAATATCGACAAATTCAACCAACATAGAAAAGGAGTTTGATGAACTTACAAGTAATATTCAAACGTCCTTAGCTACACCTGATTGGGTTGGTGTTGGTGGTAAAATTGTTCAGGGAATATCCTCGGGGATACAAAGTAAAGATTCGATTAATTCATTATCAGGAGCAATCGCTAAGATAGTTGAGACTATAAACGCAGGATTAGATACTGTTCCAACTATACGTCCAGTTCTTGATCTTTCGAATGTTAAAGCGGGGATTAATCAGATATCTTCGATGTTCTCAGGTCAGACTCTTTCCGCTAGTTCCAGAGCAACCTCTCTCGCAGGGGCTATCGGAAATAGAACTGAACAATTAGTAACCAATGATATTAATTCTAAAGGTCAAAATGGGACCTCGCAAGTAACAAACTCATTCAACATTGCAACTCTTGTTGTACGAGAAGAAGCCGATGTTAAAAGGGTAGCTAGAAGTCTATATCAAATGCAAATAGCTGGGAACAGGGGGTAGATCAATGGGTTTCACATTCAACGGACGTCATAGTGATGAATTTGGAATAGGTTTTGTAACTAAAACTATGCCTTATATTCCTCAAAAGCGTCAGACTACAATAGAAGTTCAAGGACGAGACGGACAATACGCATTCGAGGATGGATATAATAATATAACCATTGAACTCGCCTGTGCCATAGCTGGTTCTGAGATTCTAGATAGACGAAAAAAGGCTAGAGAAATATCTGTTTGGTTGGCAAATACGGGTAAATTGATATTTGACTACGAGAAAGATGTCGAATATAGGGTTGTTAAGGTTATTAATGATGTGGTAGGAAATATTCTAGGACGAGAGTATAAGGACGAATTTACAATCGTTTTCGAATGCGAACCCTACCAACATCAGACCTTTTATAACGACAATCTTACTTGGGAGAACGCTAGTATCGCTTGGAAATATGCAAATATTCCATGGGCGGGTTATCCTAGAACTTTTACTGTAATCGACGGACAATCGATCGATGTTGTGAACGCGGGAACGTATAAAGCGCTACCGATAATTATTTTAACTGGAGAAGCCACTACAGTTACTATAGGATCGTTTACTTATACAAGTCTATCTGGAACTGTATATATCGATTGTAAAAACCAAGTTGTTTACAGTATAACAAATGACGTTAAAACCAATATGATATTACATTTCTCTGGCGACTTTCTAGAATTAGCCCCAGGAACAAATACGTTCGTAATCTCTGGGACCATTACAAACCTAGAAATAGAATTCGATTACAAGAACACATACTTATAAGGAGGGTGAATTCATGAATCCAAAACTTTATAACAGTAGCGGTCAATTATTAGCCGTTCTAGACAACATTATAAAAGATACGGCAGTTATAAAGCGAGTGGTTAATGGTGAATTCACCTTTAACTTTTCTGCCTATGAAAAAGAATTAAAGAGTGAATACTTTGATCCTGAAAATACGATTGTAATTGACGGGCAAACTTTTGACATTAAGTATATCGAACAGATTCATGGCGATGATGTTAAATACGCCATTCAATGCGAGCATGTCAATTATCGTATGGAGGACGGAGAAGAAAACCTCTACAAAACGTACGTATATTCAGGAACCCCAACTCAAATCCTAACTAATATTCTGACAGGAACAGAATTTAGTGTTGGTACGATCGATTTTACAGATAGTATAACAATAACTGTAAATGCTGAAATTACAAGAAAATCATTGATTTACCAATTAGCAAATACACTTGGTGGTGAACTTGAGTATGGTGATTCTGGATTTACAATAAATATTCTTGATACTATTGGTAATGATAATGGTTTTCAAATTCGTTTTGGTAAGAATTTAAAAGGTCTTACTAAGATAATCGATACTCGAGGAGAGTTGAAAACCTATTATTCAGTGGATATGGTCGAACTTAAAAACAGCAACGAATATATCGAACAGCAACTTCAGGGCTTAGAAGTAGTAGGAGTTGGCGATACTATTAGAATTATAGATAGTGTCGTAGGTATAGATGTAGAAAATAGGATACTATCAATCGAATATAACCCTATTTTCGCTATAAATACCAAACTCGAGATTGCAAATACCATAGAACTTATTGTTGATAAAATACGGGAAATAGAAACTAGTTCCATACATCAAAATAAGATATATAATGGTATTCGTATAAGCGCTGAAGAAGGCTATATCGCTGAACGTTCTGATGAAAAAGCAAAAACAGTAATGAATGCGACCGAAGGAATTAGTATTTATTGTGACACGGGGTCGGGTTTGACCAGGAATTTCTATGTTGATACGAATGGTCGTATACAAGCACAAGGGATTACTATAAATGGCGATGGGGCTTTTTATGGTAATCTTTATGCTGTTGGTGGAACGTTCGTAGGCGCGTTATCTGGTGGTACAATATCTATAGGTTCTGGTAACGCAGTATTTAAGGCTGATAGTAACGGTATCTATCTTGGTAATTCTGCATTCGAATCGGCCCCTTTTAGAGTGTCTATGTTGGGCGATGTTAATGCCAGCAACCTCGCAATAACGGGTGGAAGTATTAATATCAATAGTGGCGTATTTCAAGTTAATTCTAATGGCGCAGTTACCTGTTCTAATATCAACATTACCGGTGGGAGTATTAACATCTCCAATAGTATAACTATTGGTAATACTATAACATTGGGTAATCAGGCTGAGGACTCAAAGGTAATATGGTTTTATAGCAATGGTGGAAATCAAGACTATATTTCAAAAGACGGAACCGTAATGAATTACTGGGCCTGGTCACAAGCAAATTTTAATTCTGGAGGTTCAATTTATATCAGTTCAATAGACGGAGATATAACAATTTCCGCAGGAGTTGATCTTAACTTAGGAGCCGGAGGCGGAGTATATATGGGATCGTCTTTAGTTGCAACTGAATCTTGGGTATCTGGAAATTTTTCGAGCGGTAGTCATACTCACGGAGGATCAACCGGAGCAGTTGGAAACCATAATCACGGCATTCCAGATGGATCAAAGTTAGCAGTATACGATTCTGGAGGAACTCTTACTGGATATGTGTTCTTCGCAGAGTCTGGTGGACATTATCACGGTATTAGTACGCCTTAAAAGGAGGTTATGACTGATGTTTTCAGAACAGGAATTAACTGAACTATTAGAATTGTTAGGTAGATCTACACTTCAAGGAAAAGAGGCACCCGCATTTATGAAGTTAATTCAAAAGATTCAGGACGAAATTCAAAATAGGAGGGGGTCTGGAAATGGCTAATAGATATTGTAATTTGGTTAGTGGAAACGATATAAAGGACGATTTTCCAAAGATATCGACAGGATTTGATAACCTTGAAAAAGAGATGGATCAGATAGCCATTACCAATGCGAATGTTGAAGTTGGTCTTGCTCATGTATCGAATTCTAAAAGCCAAATTTTCCCACAAATAAAGGATAGATTTGAAGAATTAGAGGAAGATGTTCTTGCTGTAGAATCTCAAATATTAGCGCTTTCAGATGGTTCCCCAAAAGGTTCATATGAAACATTAGCCGCGTTAGAAGCCGCTTTTCCTACTGGCGGAGAGGGTGTATACCTCGTAGTTGCTGATGGAAAATGGTACTACTGGAATACTACTGCGTGGACAGCCGGTGGAGTATATCAAGCCGTTGTTGTTCCTGACGATAGCATATCAGAAGATAAGTTATTGGACGGAGCAGTAACCCCAAACAAGACTATATTTTTCGGAAATTCTACAAATCTATTTGACAAGAGTACAGTGTCAATAGATATGTATGTTGCTTCGGATACTGGTCTTCTTGTTGCCAGCACGAGCTATAATACGAGCGATTATATAACTATCTCCGCAAGTACGCAATATATTACCTCATACAATAGACAAATGGCGTTCTATGATGAAAATAAAACGTATATTAGCGGAATAAGTTCAGACCCAGCAGTAACAAGACTCGTGTTCGCAACCCCTAGTACAGCAAAATATATGAGAATATCCGTTACAAAAGCCCTAATGGATTCTATGCAAATAAATCTTGGAACGTACTTACGTCCTTATAATACGTATAAAGTGTTAAAAGACGAGTACATATCTACAGGAAGTATTTCTGGATCGAAAATGGCGAACGCTTCGATTACTCCAGAAAAATTCGGAACGGGTGTCTTAAAACTAAAAACTGGTAAAAATCTATTCAATAAAGCAACGGCTACTTCAGGTTATTACGTTTCAAATACTAGTGGAACGCTATTAGTTAACGCTTCTTATGCCGCTAGCTACTGGATAGCTATTTTACCAAATACCGTATATACAAGAAGTTATACTCATCAGTTAGCCTATTATACTTCCGAAAAGGTTTTTATAAGTGGAGTAGATGGAACTGCTGGCGAAAATATAACTACACCAGCAAATGCTTATTTTATGAGGATAACAACCGCAATCAGTGCGATCAATACTTTTCAAGTGGAGCTTGGGAGTTCAAAAACCACATTCGAAAGTTTTAGGTATTACATCGATTCTGAAAACACAAATACACCAGTAATGGTATTACCGGCAGCAGGAACAATAACATCCACATACCTTGCAACCGAATCTGTAACAAGTGCTAAAATAGAAAATCGAGCGATAACTCCAGATAAATTTAGTACCATAGGACTATCAAAAAACATTTTCAACAAGGCAACAGTTACAGATGGTTATTACGTTTCCTACTCCACTGGTGTACTATCGGCAAATGTAGATTATGTTGTGAGTGACTGGATATTGGTTACAGGGGGGCTATCATATGCGGTGTCAAATAACAGATTTCTAGCATTCTACGATTCAAATAAGGTTTTTATAAGTGGACTTCAAGGAAATGGTACTTCAACAGAAGCCACTAATGTGGTAGTGGAAGCCCCAGAAACAGCCGCTTATATGAGAATATCAATTAAAAAACTATGGACTACCTGGATTAATGAAACGTTTCAGGTTGAGCAAGGCACTTCGGTTACTGGTTTTGTACCATTTTCGTATATTCTACAAAGTACGGACGACTTCAAAATTATACCGTCAATGGACGGGGTAACTATTGATACGGAAAATATAGAAGATTCGGCTGTTACCGAATCTAAAACGGTATTCTTTGAACAAACAAAGAACATATTCGATAAAACAACCGTTACGGTTGGTAAGTTTGTTGCTTACAATAACGGGAACTTATATGTAAATGTAGCATATAACGCAAGTGATTGGATTCCAGTATTGCCAAGCACTGAGTATACAACTTCATACAATAGACAATTAGCATTCTATACAGCAGCAAAAGTATTTATAAGTGGCATTGAAGGGGATGGCGAAGGGGTCATAGCCGCAAGTAATGTTACTTTTACAACACCGTCAGATTGCAATTATATGAGGATATCAATACGAGTCGGAGATATGAACACTCATCAAGTTGAACTCGGTGGATCAGCGACTCCGTACGAGCCATACGGAAGCTATTTGAAAGAACAGTATCTAAAAGTAAGCCAAATCGCCGTGACTAAAGAGTTTTTGTTATTTCTTCCGAATGAAATATGCATAGCAGTCGGAAGAACAATCGAACTGTACAATAAGCAAGTATGTTGGTGCGGTAATATTAACAACTACCACTTTAAATGGACATGTGCTGTAGGTAAGGCGATGAAGAGGAAGTGGACTTTTACAGCGGCAGTCGAAAACATTGGAGAATATCAACTAACATGTACGGTTTATGATAACAATATGACATATGTGGCCTCGGAAACAACCACGGTAAAGATTGTATCAGACACAGTGTCTTCGGGTAAAACTATACTTCCAATTGGAGATAGCTTGACAAATGGAAAAGCATGGCTTGCAGAGGTTAGAACTTTATCAGGAAGCCAATACAGTTTTGTCGGGACAAGATGGAATGGTGACGTTCAAGGTGGATACCTGAATCATGAAGGACGTTCTGGAGCCTCGTCAAACTGGTATCTTACGGACAGCACATACACATATGAACTTAACGGTCTTACTACCAATAATCCGTTCTGGAATCCTGCAACATCAAGATTTGACTGGGCGTACTACAAAACAACATACAACATAAATCCTGACGTAATACAGATATACCTTGGTACTAACGGTATAACTTTAGATCCTTCTCTTAATGCCGGAAGAATAAAACAGATAGTTGATTATATTAGATTGGACGATCCTAATATTCAAATATTTGTTGTGTTTACTCTATTTAGAGGAGATCAAGATGGTATAGGTAACCAATTAAGTACTGATGGATACTCGGCTGGGTCAGGAGTGTGGAAATTAGAGGAAGATAGGAAAGTGTATAATCTCATGGTTGAACTAAACGCATTGTTATCTTCATATCCAGATTTATACTTCATTCCTATATCTCTAACGCACGATAGTGAGTATAATTTTAAGGATATAGTAGAGAAGCCTGTAAATCCAAGATCGACATTAACCGAGTTGTATGACAAAGAAGCAACACATCCGTCCGGTTTGACAGCTGGCTATCTACAAATGGCAGATATAATATTTAGCACAATCGTCTCAAAATAAGTTTAAGGGCGACATAATAAATTATTACCAGCTGGAGAGGTGTGGTAATATGATGAGTAAAGAATTGTCTGAGGTTCTTAAGCTAATAGACACATTCGTTACTAAGACTGACGAATATAACCGAAGACTAATAACTGTCATTATCGCTCTGGTTTTGATATTCGTAGTGAGTATTACAGTTATGGTCTCGGTATATTTGTTAAAAGCTTACGATTAAATTAAAAAGGAGGTCAAAACCATGTCAAAACCAAAAGTTCCACAAACACCTAAAGCACCTAAGAAACCTCAAACACCTAAAGTACCTAAATCTCCAAAAGGCAACGGAGGTGGTTCATGGTGAGTTGCGAGACATGTCAAAACCATGAAGCATTAGAGCGACAAATACAGCAGGGTCTTAAGGACATAAAGGAATTATTCATAAAGATGGACACCTTGAACGAGAAACAAATAAGAAACGACCAAAATTATGAAATGTTACAAATACAAGTAAATCAAGGAGACAAAAATGTAAAGGAATTAAATATAAAAACTGACGCTGGAAATGAACGACAAATAAGAACCGAAATGAAACTTGATAATCTTACTTGTAGTAACCAAGAAATTAAAAATGATATAAAAGTTGTACGCGATACTTTAAACGCGTTCATGGAAAAACCTAAAAAGAGGTTTGACGCAGTTGCCACAGGAATCGCTGTTAGTATTGGTTCGTACGTAGTAATTGGTATGATAACTATGTTCATAGTCTATTTCAAATAGGAGGAACTAATATGGGAATCGAAGCAATGTCTCCAGCCTCAGGTAGAATGATTGGCGATAATGATAAAGTTGTAAACATCATAGAAACGGTAACAGGAGGACTCCTTACAACTGAAAGTGACCATACTGCAAACCATAGAGGTTATGGGTATAAGACCCATTTATCAATAACTAATCTTGCAGCTGGTCAATCTTTATCGTGGTGTTGGACAGGACCTCATACACTATTTGCTCATTTAAAGAACTTTTCTTTAATGGCATTAGGGTCATCCTGTAAGTTAGAATTATTAACTGGGGCTGACGTTACCGTGAATACAGGAACCGCTGTTTCTTTAATCAACACTAACCATAATTCAGATCGTACTGCGCAATCCACATTAAAAGCCGCTCCGACATATAGTGGTGGTACAATGTGGGATCAAGTTATGGCATTGGTTGACTCAACAAACCAGGTTGTTGGTATATCATCCTTTCAAGCGTCTCCGTACGAAGAACTTATAACCAAAGATGGAGACACAAACTACATATTTAAAGTTACAAACATCGGGTCCGACTTATTACAAAGTGCCTGGATTAAGATATTCTTCTATGAAGAACCAATTGGTATTATAGAATGATAAGGAGGTGACGTTAATGGATTTATCAGGGTATATTGTTGAGAATGCTTTAATTCTTGCTCCTGTGTTGTACATAATTGGAATGATGCTTAAAGCCACACCTAGAATATATGATTGGGTTATTCCTTATGTCTTATTACTTCTAGGGATTGCGGGTGGTATGGCGTTAATCGGAATGAACGTTCAAGGCGTTATACAGGGAATACTCGTAGCTGGCGTTACAGTCTACACAAATCAACTAATTAAGCAGGTTAAGAAAGGTGGTTAATAGGATGTATAATGTGTATATTTCTTCATCCACGCAAAGCACGAATGTAGGTGTAGGTCAATATGGAACTGAGCAGGATAGGATGACGCAATTAGCAGATCGTGTTAAATACTGGCTTGAAACTCAAAAGAAATTTATGGTCTTTAGAAACAATCCTAAATGGAGTTTATCTCTAATCACTAATGACTGTAATACTTTGGGATGCGATCTGTTTGTTGACAACCATACGAACGCTGGAGACCCATCTGCTAGCGGGACAGAAGTATTCTATTATCATCAAGGTGGCCCAGAATCAAATAGTTACAAACTTGCTAATGCGCTCTACAAAGAGATAGCTCCGCTTTCCCCCGGAAAAGATAGAGGAGTATTACCGGATAATAAGTATGTTAGTGGTTTACATGTCATACAAAACACTAAATGCCCCTCAGCATTGGTTGAGCATTTATTCCATACAAATCAAATAGAAGTTACCGATATGATTGTTAATATGGATAAATATGCTAAAGCTGAAGCGAAAGGTATTTGTAAATATTTAGGAGTGGCGTGGGTTGAACCTAACTCGTTAGAGGATGATATCTCAAAGCTTGTAGCGGATATGGTCTCCAATGGAATCGTTACGGATAAAGTATATTGGCATGGGGTGTTTAAAGGTAAAATTACACCAAAACCTGAATATCTACAAATCGCGTTCAGAAGAGCAGTTGGTAAGTTGTAAGGTCGCGAAAATAACTCATGGTATAATGGAAGTAAAATAAAATACTTGAGAGGAGAACGATAATGTTTAAAATCACCAAAAAGGATAAACGAACTAAGCTTGAAAAAGAAATAGATTCGCTTTTAGAAATAATGAAAACGTATCCCCCAGATTGGGAGACCTATACGATTATGTCAGAAAATCTTGAAAGGCTTTACAGAGCGAAATCGCATGAGCGAAATCGTCATGTATCGCCAGACACGATTGCAGTCGTAATGGGTAACTTACTAGGGATAGGGTTAATATTAGGGTTCGAAAAGGCGAATGTAATCACATCAAAAGCTTTAGGATTTATTATCAAGGGGCGTGTTTAAAAACACGTCTTTCTCTTTTTCGCTCGCAGAAATTACATCTCCTATAATAGAAGAATTAAAATCTAAGGAGGATGTTATTATGATTAAATTTATTAAGAACGACTTTATTAGGGGTAGAGAAGCACTAAATGAGGTAGTTGGTAGAAGGATTCCATTAGGAAGTTATATACTATACTACGTAATTGGGTTTATTCTCTCACTACCATTAAGGTTATGTGCGATAATTTGGTACAGATATAAAATTCGTAAGATAGAAAAAATTCTTAAAAGGGAGGCTTAGCCTTCCTTTTTACCTCGTTATATTTGCAAAGGCTATCTAAAAATTTCTAAAAAGGGGTATCACTATGAAAATCGTAAGATCAAGCTATGAAATTATGGATGAATTAAATGGTGAGGCAATTTTGAAAAAAATCGAAGTTTGCGGTAGAGTTTGTTACAAATCAGAAGCAAAAATAACACCAGAAAGTGCTGAGAAGTTTGTTCGTAACGTAATAAAAAACAAACATGAGTCTGTTTTGGAACATGTTAGTTTCACAGTAAGGTTCATTGTCGACCGAGGAGTCTCACACGAGATCGTACGTCATCGAATAGCGTCATATTCTCAGGAATCCACAAGATATTGCAATTATGGTCACGATGATCAGATTGAAGTGATCCATCCAATGTTCTATGAGCAGGATTCTGCGGACTATGGATTGTGGGAAAATTCTTGTCTATTAGCGGAGGATGTGTATATGACTCTAATAGATAGAGGATCGCCTCCTCAAGAGGCTCGTTCGGTACTACCAAATAGTCTTAAAACAGAGCTTATTATGACTGCTAATTTAAGAGAGTGGAGACACTTCTTAAGTCTAAGGACGGATAGTGCTGCACATCCTCAAATGAGAGAGGTTACAATACCATTGTTGTTAGAACTTAAAAACAAAATTCCAGTAGTTTTTGATGATATTTACATAAATACAGCGAGGTGTGTATGATGATAACAGGTCAAGGTGAAATGGAAGAAACCAAACAGGGGGCTAAGAGAGAAGCCAATAATGGACGTGGTCGATTTGATCTTCTTCCTTATGAGGCTATTGAAGCGCTGGCAAAATGGTACGAGGCTGGCGCTAAAAAATATGACGAACGTAACTGGGAAAATGGTCTTAGCGTTAAGGATTGTATTAATAGAATGATTCGTCACGCGATTAAAGCTGGTAACGGGTGGACGGACGAGGATCACTTATCTGCTGTTATGTGGAATGCCGCTGCGGCTATTACTATGATGCAAAGACGTCCTGATTGTAACGATCATCCTTGGAAGGAGAGCGTCAACCAAAGTGCCGAAGAGGCTCGTTGTAGAATATGTGGAAAACCAATATCAGAATGCGATCGAGGGTGATCGCGGAAATAACAAATCCTATAATGAGAATAAAATTTTTAGGAGGAGTTAATATGAAAAAGATTAATGCTGAAAAAATGAGTGAACTTGTTAAAAAGTATGCGCCAAAGGAAATATCGTTAGATAAAGTAGAACTGGTGATAACTGAGGTGACAATTAGAACTCGAATAGCGGTATTGAAATCTAGAGGATATTCCGATGAAGAAATTTTAAGAGAATTAGAAGGAGAAGAATAGTCTCTTTCTTTTTCTCGCATTTTTAACACAGCTTATAATGAGAAGTTATTACATAATTTTGAAAGGGGTAAAAATATGAAAATCACCGATATGCTAGTATCAGCACTTTTGAAGAAAGGTATTCTCTACGAGGCACGTAACTGTGATGTGGATTTTGAAATTCCATCTACACAAGTAAATGCTAATGGAGAGGAGAGAGAATCGAAAGTAAAGATTAAGTTTAAGGCAGAACATATGACTCTTAGAATTGAAAAAGAATAACTCAAGATTGAGGCGCATAGCCTCTTTCTTTTTCCTCGCAGAAATAACAAACACTATAATGAGAACTAATAAAAATTTTAGGAGGATGTTATTATGAAAGATACTACAGTTAAAGCCGTAGGATTGGTTATGATTGGAGTCGTACTAGTATCATACATACAATTTTTAAAGTTAGTAGTAAAGAAAGCTTAGGCTTTCTTTTTAATTCGCGAAAATTACACATGGTATAATGAATATAAAATAAAAGGAGGAATTAATTATGAAAATTGGAACAGCGATTTGTATACTAGGAGCACTTGCCTATTCGGCATTTATCAAGGTAATGAATTTAAAGTACAAAGGATCTTAACAGATCCTTCTTTTTCACCTCGCGAAAATTACACATGGTATAATGAGAAGGAAGTAGTGTGACACGAATGTAGAATCTTAAATGATTCCGCTTCTGTAGGAGTTCGACGCTCCCTACAGACCTTCTCTTTATTTTTACAAAGGAGGAATTAACGATGTATTTTTTAATGCGTTATCCAGTATTTCATATCATTGGAATTAGCATTGCTATTTTTGGTTTGGTGTTTTCAGGGATACTTATAAAAAAGTATTCCAAAGAATTTGATCACGCCGTATTATTTTGGATTCTATGGTGGCTGGCGTTATCGCTTATCGTAGGGTACAATTTCATATAAATAAAAACAAACTTGAGAGGAGAAAACCATGAGTGCAAAAGGATTACAAAAAATCGGAGGTATACTAACCAAAAACTCGTCAACTATCCTTACCGGATTAAGTGTGGCGGGTCTCTTTACAACCTCAATTATGGCTGTAAAGGCAACACCTAAAGCTCTAAAGATTTTAGAAGAGGAAAGGGAGTATCGATTACATCACGAAGAAGTTGGTAATGAGTGGGAAAGTTATGACCCAACTAAATTGGAAGCGATTAAATTAACCTGGAAATGCTATATTCCAGCGGCAGTCACTGGTCTCGCAACAATCGCTTGTATTATCGGTTCACAATCAATCAATCTGCGAAGAAACGCAGCCCTAGCAAGTCTATACTCTCTGTCTGAAACCGCTCTAAAAGAATACAAAGAGAAAGTGGTTGAGAAAATTGGAGAAACAAAGGTTAGAGAGATTAAGGACGATATCGCTAAGGATAAAATCGTTCGAAACCCTGTAATCGATAGAGAAGTAGTTATTACTGGACATGGAGAGACTTTATGTTATGACGCCTTATCCGGACGATATTTCAAAAGTGATATCGAACAGATTCGTAGAACATTAAATGTTCTGAGTAGGGACTTAATGAGTGATATGTTTATACCATTAAACGAGGTATATTCTGCTCTTGACTTGAAAGGAACAAAGCTTGGGGATATGATCGGTTGGCATATCGACGATGGTCTAATCGAGCCAGACTTCAGTTCTCAACTTACCGAGAATGGCATTCCATGCCTTGTTCTTGACTTTAGCGCTGAGCCGAGGTATATGTATAGGGACGAATAGGAGGATGAATATGTCGGACAATGAATTTCTTGAAAAACTGTTATCCGAAAAGAAATTAAAGTTAAAACTGCTCGAAGAGGATATAGCAGCAATTGAAGATCAGTTATATACTAAAGGGAAAACTAAGGGTGGAAGATGCGTTGGTTGTATCTACGATAACGACACCTGTACAAATCCAAATATCTGCAATCTGATCGATGGTCGATATACAGGCTATGTTATGAAAAGGTAGCTCGCGAAAATTACACATGGTATAATGAGAAATAAAACATATTTTGAGAGGAGATAAACAAATGAACAATTCAATTATCGAGGTTATCAAAACTAATAAGAAGGCGATCTTAAAGAAAGCATTACTTATCGGAGGAACCATTGCGGGGCTAGTAATAGTCTCTAAGGTGGTAACGTCGAAAGGTAATACGAACGAAGAGATTGCTGAGGTATCAGTAGAGGAAACAGAAACAGTTGAAGTGGAAGTTGTAGACGATCCAAATGAAAATGTATAAAAAGAACTGAGTGTTATGGAAATCATAGCACTCTCTTTTTCTTTTTTATAAGCGGGGTCTTATAGAAAGGAATATCAAATGAATATTGTAATTTACAAAGATTTTTATACTAGAATTAAAAACGATCTTAGTAATCAAATCATAGTTCTAGAAAATAGAGAGTTGGCAAAGAAAGTTTATGACGAATTGAAGAAGGATATTTGTTACTTTGACGTACGTATCATTTAATTCGCAGAAATAACGTATCCTATAATGAAACAGTAAATTAAATCTTGAGAGGAGATAATCACCATGAAAAAATTGGAATTGTTAAAATCGGCAGCGGGATTTGTAGTTTCGGTAGGCGTTGGCGCTATAGTAGGAAATGCTGTACAGTCCACAACACCTGATACGACAGGGACATTTAAAAAAGTCTGTGTCTGTGTTGGGAGTTTTGTATTGGCAAGCATGATCAAACATGAAGCAGTCAAGTACACCGAAAATAAAATCGATGACACGGTAGTACAAGTCAAAGATAAGGTTAAAGACCAACCAGTTTAATCTGTAGTAAATAAGTATCATTAACATGGTACTTATATTTTTTATTCGCGGAGGAATAACTCATGACAAATTTATTATTAAGCAAAGAAACACTGGAAGCTCTTACTTTGGAAGATGCGTATGAACTTTGTATTAATGACGGATTATATATGGTATTTGCCGATGGACGATTGAAACATTTCACAATTGACGGAAAGGGGAAGAAAAATGCCTATCAACAATGAAAAAGAGGTACTTAAGATTGATACTGGGTCAGGCGGAGTTAAAACAGTACGTATGGATTTCCCATCTAACGCGCATAGTAAACAAGAAAAGAAAGTGGTTAAAAAAGTTATAACAAGCGACGTTGTAACTCGTAAAAAATCCACGGGGAAGAAATTCCTTGAGACCTTCATTGGAAATGATATGCATAGCGTATCTTCTTATATCTTGTATGATGTTCTCATCCCAGCAGCAAGAAATACTATTTCAGATGTAGTTAAGAACGGTATCGATATGATATTATTCGGAGAAAAGACTGGCTCCAGAACCACAAGAGATAGAGGGACGTCTCGTGTTCGTTATGACAACCCATCATACAATAGAGACGACAGACGTGAGATGTCCTATAAAAATAGGTCGCGTCATAATTTTGATGACATTATCATAGCCTCAAGAGGAGAAGCAGAAGAGGTTCTTAGTAATCTTGTCGATTTAGTTATTGACTATGGTCAAGCGACGGTCTCTGATTTATATGATCTTGTTGGTATTAGTGAGGAGTATACCGACAGGAAATATGGATGGACAGAACTCAGAAGTGCAAGCGTAAGTCGAGTTAGAAATGGGTATTTGTTAAACTTACCACGTCCAATATTATTAGATTAGGAGGAATCGATTATGTTTAAAAGAATATGGAATTACTTTTTCCACAAGGATACTCTTAGAGGAAAATTAATGGCGTCTCACTGTAATCATGTGATGACTCCTAATTGGAAAAAGCTCGCGTAAATAACACAGCTTATAATGAAATAAAAATATTTTAGGAGGAATCAATTATGAAAAACATTAAGGAATTCTGTAAGAAACACAAAAAGAAAATTTTATTTACGGGTTGCATCGTGGGAGCCGCTATTATAGGTGGGGTCGTACGAGGTAAGTTTGTAAATAAGGAAGTGATGGATCTTAGCGGAGGGAAATGTGGTATTACTTGGAAACCTGTAGGTACATTTATGGATTTAGAGAAAGTTAAAGAAATACTAGATTTAAATGCAAATAATTCAGAAATGTTTGCAATTATCAAGGAGAATGGGACACCAAACGATTATTCTTGTGTATTGTTGAGCAATGAAGTAATATTAAACAAATAAATCTAGGAGAGCTTTGGCTCTCTTTTTTCTTTTATTAAAAGGAGGTTTTTATAATGTCTGTAGAGCAAATGCGTAAAGCTGTTGAAACTGTATATCCTGGTTTGAAGTGGAAAGAGAGAGTTTCTGTCATGTCAAATGCACAAGTTATTGCTGTATATTATAAATTCCTTGGTTGTAACAAATTAAAATAATATATTGATAAGGAGAATGAAAAATGAAATTACAAACGATTAAAATGGCACTTTCTAGATCAACTGGACGTGGAGGATTATTGTTAAAGAAGCATAGTCCTGAGGTACTAATGACTGTAGGCGTTGTAGGTATCGTAGCGAGTACTGTAATGGCTTGTCGTGCTACTCTCAAATCAGAAAAGGTAATTGCGGAGGCGAAAGAAAAAATTGAAAATATTAAGTACGCTAAGAAAATTTTTGAAGAAGAAAAATATTCAGAACAAGACTACAAAAAAGATCTCACAGTCACATATATACAAACCAGTGTTGACTTTGTTAAATTGTACGGTCCTGCTGTTGTGTTTGGGATGGCTTCTGTTGCTTGTATTCTTGGTTCTCACAATATAATGAAGAAACGTAATCTCGCTCTTGTAGCAGCATACAAGGCCGTAGAGAAAAGTTTCACTGACTACCGTAACAGAGTAGTTGAAGAACTTGGTGTGGATAAAGACCGTATGTTCAAAAACGGAATTAAACAAACCAAAGTATCGGTTCTAGAAGTAGATGAAAATGGTAATTCAACAGAATCAGAAAAAGTTTTTGAGAGTGTCGACCCGGATGGTATCAGTCAATACGCTAGATTCTTTGACGAGTCTTGTAGTGAGTGGAGCAAGACACCAGAATACAATCTCACATTCTTGAAATGCCAAGAACGATTCGCCAATGATCTACTCAACTCAAGAGGTCATATATTCTTGAATGAGGTATATGACATGCTAGGAATTCCTAGAACTCAAGCTGGTGCGGTTGTTGGATGGGTTAAAGGCGAAGGCGATGAGTTTGTTGATTTTGGGATATTTAATGGTGACAGAGAACCAGTTAGAAGTTTTGTAAATGGCTACGAAAGATCTATTCTACTCGACTTCAATGTAGCAGGAGTGATTTACGATTTGATCTGAATGCCATTTGGTTCAGGCTATTTGTGGCAGGACGAATTAAACTACCCATATTATCAAAATAAAATCTTGGAAGGAGATTTGATATGAGTAAAACTATAATTTTAAACTGGGAATACCATCCTATATATGGGGTGTATTCAAGACTCGTTTACACGTTAGTAGGTAAAGGCACTTATACTTGCAGAAGGGAGTATAGGGATAGATTATGATATTACCACAAGAATACGAATATAATGATGAGGACGTATTTTACGCTACGTATGAAGAAAAAGAAAATATGTTTTACTATGATGGTGGTTATGTAAATCATCTTATATATGACATTTTGACACCAAACGAACTCTATATATTCTTGAAAAATAGAGATGACGTAGTTATTAAGACTAAATCAGGAGATTTGTATGTGGTTTATTATAATAAGGACGAGGTGAACTAATATGAAAAAATATGGAATTTTAAATCTAGCATTCGATTTCTTTATGACGGTTATAACTGGAGGTTTTTGGCTTATCTGGGTTGCTGTTAGATACTTGAGGACTCACTAATGTGTGACTTTTGTCAGTTGTATTATGATTCGCATGATAATTTAATTAAGGACGATATGGGGTTTATAGTCTTTGGTATATTTGATTATATAACCCCTAATCAGTTCTTTCTATTTAAATTAAAGAGGGCTGACATGATTGTTGAAAGCAGGTACGGTCAACTTGTAGAAATAATATACGAAAAATAAGGAGATGAATGTTATGAATAAAGATATTATGAAAAACGTTATTGTGTTTGTGGCTGGTCTAGGAATTGGAGCGGTGGTCTCAGGAATGGTGTTAAAGAATAAGTACGAGGTTATTCTTGAAGAGGAAATTGAATCGGTTAAGGATGCAATGACTGAACGAAAATACAGAATGGAACGTGTGGATCAAGATAGAAAAGTGGTCGAGCTTAAAAATCGGTACGAGAATGAGGTTAGACCGTATGAGGTTGATAAGAGTGAAGATATTGGTAGAAAGGACGTTCCGGTAGATGATCCTTACGTCATAAGCCTTGAACGGTTCTTACAAGAGCGTAACGATTTTGATAAGGTTAGAGTCTACTATTACGCGGTAGATGACACTCTTGTATATGATAACGAGGATATTATTGATGATACTGATCTACTTATCGGAACGGATTATCTGGATTGGTTTGGCGATGCCTCTGAAGATCCGTACGTTGTCTACGTACGTAATGAACGAATTGAGATTGACTTTGAGGTTGTCCGTATTGAGAAGAGCTATGCTGAAACAGTATTAGGTTTCGATCTTAACGAGATCGACAAGGAAGGTGTAATAGAAGATGGCGAGGAAGAAGAATAGGAAAGAAACGTCTACTAGTAAATGGTATTATTCTTGGTTATGTGATTTGATTTGGATGGCTAAAGGTGACACTAGTTATAACCTGCTACTCGAACATTTGCATAGCCAGGAATTTTCCTGGTTTATTCCGAATGATGATAATAGAGCGTACGAAGGGAAAAACCTACGAGAGAAATATTGTAACGAGATCGGAATTGATTATCATTGTGAGGACTTTGATTACGAGTGTACTATGCTCGAATTGATCATTGGATTAGCCTATAGATGTGAGAGTATGTTGGTTGATCGTAGGGATAGTTTGAGTGTGAGAGAGTGGTTTTGGAAGTTAATTACCAATATTGGACTCGAAGATTGTAGTGATGATGTCTATTATAACATGGGAGCTGTCGATTATATTGAGGTTGTAATCGATAGAATCATTAGTAGAACTTATCAACGAAGTGGAAATAGTGGATTATTTCCTCTAAAAAAGAGCAAAAAAGATCAAAGAAAAGTTGAACTTTGGTATCAAATGAGTGAATATTTAGTAGAAAACTACTACACATAAAATCAAAAAGTGTGACACTTGTGACACTTTTAAAAAAGATTTTACTACTTGTGTGGTAAGAAAATCAAAAAGTGTGACAAAAAAGTGTCACAATGTGACGTTTTTTTAAAAAAGTGTAACACCCTCTAGACCAGTAATGGTGCGGGTTTCCAGACTTGTGTGACGAAAATACACTTTTTTCACTTAACTTTATATAGAAATATTAATATATATATAAAAGTTTTAAAACGTAACAAAAAACGTCACAAGTGTCACAAAAGTGTCACAAGTCAAGAAAGGGGTAAAATAAATGTGGATTTCTACAAAATAAAAGAACGAAGTGAAAAGAAGGGAACTATTGAAATTTATCCAGATTTCTTAGTAGGAAGATCAAAAGATCTAATGGTTCGAGGTAGATCTTTCTATGCTGTGTGGGATGAAGATAAGGGGTTATGGTCTACTGATGAATATGACGTACAGAGACTCGTTGATGCTGATTTAAAAACATATAAAGAAGAAAGATCAAAACAAACCGAAGACAAACTACAAGTTAAATTTATGGGTAATTTCTCTTCTGGATCTTGGTCGTCTTTTAGAAAGTACATGTTGAATATATCAGATAACGCCCACCAACTTGATGAAAAGTTAACATTCTCAAACACCGAGGTTAAAAAGAAAGATCATGTTAGTAAGAGATTAAACTATCCTTTGGAAGGAGGAAAGTGCGATGCTTTCGAAGAACTTATCGGAACGCTTTATGAACCAGATGAAAGAGCTAAACTTGAGTGGTCTATTGGAGCCATTGTTTCAGGAGATGCGAAGGATATCCAAAAGTTTATTGTCCTTTATGGAGAAGCTGGCGCAGGAAAGTCGACGGTTCTTAATATTATTCAAAAATTATTTAATGGATATTATACCACATTCGAAGCAAAAGCGCTCACATCAGCCAGCAATGCCTTTGCGACGGAAGTGTTCAAATCTAATCCTCTTGTCGCAATACAACACGACGGCGACCTCTCTAAGATCGAGGACAATACGAAACTTAACTCGATCGTATCACACGAAGAGATGACTATGAATGAGAAGTATAAGCCCTCCTACATGGCAAGGGTTAACTGCTTCTTATTTATGGCCACTAACCGACCAGTAAAGATAACGGATGCTAAATCTGGGATTATTAGAAGATTGATAGACGTTAAACCGTCAGGAAGAAAACTACAAGCAAAACATTATCAAGCCCTAATGTCCCAGATTGATTTTGAGCTAGGAGCAATAGCAAATCATTGTTTAAATGTTTATAGAGAAATGGGTAAGAATTACTATACAGGGTATAGACCTATTGATATGATTCTTCAAACGGACGTATTCTTTAATTTTGTTGAATCTCACTATACAACATTTAAAGATCAAGATGGTGTAACGTTATCGCAAGCGTATGAAATGTATAAAATATATTGCGACGAGGCATTAGTCGAATATAAGACCCCCAGGCATAAATTCAGAGAAGAATTAAAGAACTACTTTTCATCATTCTCTGAAATAGCAAGAGTTGGAGGAGCTCAAATAAGAAGTTACTATTCGGGATTTCTAGCTGACAAATTTAAATCAGTTAGACCTGTAAAAGAAGAACATCCAAACTCGTTGGTCTTAGATTGTACAGAATCCGTATTCGATGAAATGTGTAAAGACTGTCAAGCACAATATGCTAATACAAAAGAAGCACCAACTTTATATTGGGTAGACGTTACAACAAAGTTGTCAGATATAAACACAAGAGAACTCCATTATGTTAAAGTATCAGAAAATCATATTGTAGTGGATTTTGATTTGAAAGATGATAATGGGAATAAGTCTCTTGAGAAAAATATCGAAGCCGCTAGTAAATGGCCGTCTACATATTCTGAGTTTAGTAAGAGCGGAGCAGGATTACATTTACATTATATTTATGATGGGGATGTAAATACGCTAAGCAGAGTTTATTCTGAAGGAATAGAGATTAAGGTTTTTAATGGTAATAGTTCCTTAAGAAGAAAACTTACAAAATGTAACAATATTCCTATCGCCACTATAAATTCTGGATTACCCTTGAAAGGAAAACCTATGATCAACTTTGAAGTAACTATGAATGAAAAAGCAATACGTCGTATTATAGAAAAGAATCTACACAAAGAATATCATGCAGGAACAAAACCAAGTATAGATTTCATCTATAAGATATTAGACGATGCTTATAAGGGTGGAATGAAATACGACGTTACTGACATGCGACCTAAGATATTAGCGTTTGCAAATAATAGTAGCCATCAAGCAGAATACTGTTTAAAGCTTTTGGAAAAAATGAAGTTTAAATCGGATGATCCTAGCGAAGGAACAAATGATTACAAAAATGACGAATTAGTATTCTTCGATGTCGAAGTATTTCCAAATTTATTTGTTGTTGTGTGGAAAACAAAAGGTAAGAAAGCAGTTAGAATGATCAACCCGAGTCCATCGGATATTGAAAAGATTTTAGAGTTTAGACTTGTTGGTTTTAACTGCCGTAGGTATGACAACCACATTCTATATGCAAGGTATATAGGATATGATAACCAGCAATTGTATACTCTTAGTCAGAGAATAATAAATGGAAGTTCTAATTGTATGTTTGGAGAAGCATACAATATATCTTATACTGATATTTATGATTTCTCAACCGTTAAACAAAGTTTAAAGAAGTTCGAAATAGAACTTGGAATTCATCATCAAGAACTTGGGCTTCCGTGGGATCAACCAGTACCAGAAGATAAATGGATAACGGTAGCTGACTATTGTGTAAATGATGTAGAAGCAACGGAGGTTGTATTTGAGGATAGGAAACAGGACTTCGTAGCTAGACTAATACTATCCGAGTTAAGTGGACTAACACCAAACGATACAACGCAAATGCACACAGCAAAAATTATATTTGGAAACGATCAAAAACCTCAAGACAAATTTGTGTATACAGATTTAAGTGAGATGTTTCCAGGATATAAATTTGAGAATGGTAAGAGCGAGTATAAAGGTGAAGATCCAGGAGAAGGAGGGTATGTATACGCTGAACCAGGAATGTATACGGATGTTGCTTTATTAGATGTAGCGTCAATGCATCCTAATAGTCTTATTAATCTTCTATTATTTGGTCCGTATACAAAGAACTTCGAAGAACTTGTTGAGGCGAGGTTGGCTATAAAACACGGCGAACTAGACAAGGCAAAGAAGATGCTTAATGGTATACTTACTCCATATCTTGAGAATCCTGATAACATACAAGCTTTAGCTTATGCTCTAAAAATCGTAATCAATATTGTATATGGTTTAACATCAGCGAAATTCGATAATAAATTTAAAGACCCACGCAACATAGACAACATCGTAGCAAAACGCGGTGCTCTATTTATGATCGAGTTAAAGCATGCGGTTCAAGAGATGGGTTTTAATGTGGCTCACATAAAGACGGATTCCATAAAGATTCCAAATGCTACTCCTGAAATTATAGAGTTTGTAAAATTGTTTGGAGTTAAGTATGGTTACACATTTGAACATGAAGCCACCTACGACAGATTATGTCTCGTGAATGATGCTGTGTATATTGCCAGATATAAGGATGGAAAACATGCTGGAGAATGGACAGCTACCGGAGCACAGTTTGCGCAACCATATGTTTACAAAACTTTATTCAGTAAAGAAAATATAAAGTTTGAAGACATGTGCGAAACTAAATCTGTAAGCACGGCATTATATCTTGATATGAATGAGAGGTTAAGAGAAGATGAACACGAATACCAATTCGTCGGAAAGGTTGGATCGTTTTGTCCAATTAATCCAGGAAAAGGCGGGGGGATACTCTTACGCGAAAAAGATGGCAAGTATTATGCTGCAACAGGAAGTAAAGGATATCGTTGGCTTGAGGCCGAGGTCGTTAAAACTTTGGGAAAAGAAGACGACATAGATCGTTCATATTATTCAGCATTAGTCGATGATGCTATAGAAAAGATTTCAAAGTTTGGAGATTTTGAATGGTTCGTAGGAAACGAAAAGGAAGATGACACACCACCTTGGCTTTAAAATTATAATCTCGAAGGGAGAAACAAAATGGTAAAAAATAATGTAGTAATTGAAAATGCGAAAATAGGTTTCCGTAACTTCAGCGGAAAAGAGGGAAAGTTTAATCCAGCAGGAAGAAGAAACTTCTGTGTGTTTTTAGATGAAGATGTAGCCAGTCAATTGGAAAGCGATGGTTGGAATATTCGCTGGTTGCAACCAAAAGACGAAACAGAACAAAGGAAAGCCTACATGCAAGTAGCTGTGAGTTTTGATAATATCCCACCAAAAATTATCATAATCTCAAGCAAAGGTAAAACAATTCTTGATGATTCAACAGTTTCAATTTTAGACTGGGCAGAAATCAAAGAGGTAGATCTTATCATTCGCCCGTACAATTGGAACGTTAGTGGAAAAGGCGGAGTTAAGGCTTATGTTAAGTCTATGTATGTAACTATCGTTGAAGATGAGTTTGAGTCTAAGTATTATGACGTTCCCGATAGTGCAAGTGATTCTATAGGGGGATGTGGCCATTGTGATACATGCGATGGTAGCTGTAAGTGTAATGGCGATTGAGTTATATGACTATCAAAAAGAAACTATAGATAAGCTAAAGTCTGGCTCCATCCTTTGTGGTGGAGTCGGCTCTGGCAAGTCAAGAACCGCCTTAGCTTATTATTTTCTAAAAGAATGCGGTGGTAAAATAAAGATAAATGGTAAAGGTGAATTTTCAGAAATGAAAAAACCAAAAGATCTTTATATTATAACTACCGCTAAAAAGCGAGACACGCTTGAATGGGAACGAGAGTGTGCACCTTTTATGCTATCTACCAAATCCGAGTTAAGTCTTAGTGGTGTTAAAGTTACAGTTGATTCTTGGAATAACATATCTAAGTATCAGCGTGTAATTAAAGACGCATTCTTTATTTTCGACGAACAAAGATTAGTTGGATCTGGCGCATGGGTGAAATCGTTTTTAAAAATAGCGAGGCAAAATAATTGGATTCTACTAAGTGCTACTCCAGGGGATACATGGAACGATTATATACCTGTATTTATTGCTAATAGGTTTTATAAAAATAGAACTGAATTTCTAAGAAGACATGCTGTTTATAATAGGTTTACAAAGTATCCAAAAGTAGATAAGTATATAGAATTGGAAAGACTTAATAAATTACGAGATGCAATAACAGTCACTATGAGTTATCAAAAGCAAACTATATCGCACCATAAAAAGGTACTAGTCCCATTCAACAAAAAATTATTTGATAGAGTGCTTGTAGATAGGTGGAACATATTTACAAACAAACCAGTCAAGGCAATTAGCGAGCTGTGTTACTTGCTGCGTAAAATTGTAAATAGTGATAAATCGAGAATTGAAGCTATTAAAAATATTTTAAAAGATCACAGTAAACTAATCATATTTTATAACTTCGATTATGAGTTAGAAATGCTTAGAGAATTAAGTGAAACTCTAAATATACAAACTGGAGAATGGAATGGTCATCGGCATCAAGAAGTTCCGAAAGGCGAATCGTGGTTATACCTCGTTCAGTATACAGCAGGGGCGGAAGGATGGAATTGTATAGAGACAAATGCTATAGCTTTCTTCTCTCAAAATTATTCTTATAAGTTAATGGTACAGGCTGCTGGGAGAATAGACAGACTTAATACTAAGTTTAAAGATTTGTATTATTATCATATTCGATCTAGTTCAGTAATAGACCTTGCAATAGAGAGAGTGCTAAAGCAGAAAAAGAATTTTAATGAAAGAGATTTTATTGCAGCATAGACATCGCGGAAAAAACATATGCTATAATAGAAGGAGTAGGATGTCTCTACTTTCTTCTTATTTATTTTTCTAAAGGAGACGGCGAATGTTAGAAAATAAATTTCAGGCCGAACTTATAAAAGAACTTGAAGACCTATTTGAAGGTTGTATAGTTTTAAAAAATGACGCTAACTATATACAGGGTTTTCCAGACCTAACTATTTTGTTTGAAAATAAATGGGCCGTCCTAGAATGCAAAAAAAGTAAAAGAGAAGCACATCAACCTAATCAAGATTATTATGTTAATGTTCTTAATGAAATGTCATTCTCTAGATTTATTTATCCAGAAAATAAAGAGGAGGTATTGGATGAACTTCAACAAGCATTTAAGCCTAGAAGGTCAGCACGCATTCTTAAGCGCTAGTAAATATCATTGGATAAACTATGATGAGGATAAACTCTCAACTGCATACACAAAATTTTTAGCGGCCCAGAAAGGAACAAGACTTCATGAATTTGCATGTGAATGTATTAGACTTGGAATTAAACTTCCAAAAACTAATAAGACTTTAAATCTATATGTTAACGACGCGATTGGATATAAAATGACAACGGAGCAGACTTTGTATTACTCTGACAATTGTTTTGGTACAGCGGATGCTATATCGTTTCGACAAAATCTTTTAAGAATACACGATCTTAAAACAGGAGTCATGCCGTCATCAGTACATCAACTTGAAATTTATTCCGCGCTATTTTGTTTGGAATATGGAGTAAAACCCACAAACATCGACATAGAATTAAGACTCTATCAATCAGATGAGGTAATTGTTCATAAACCTCAATCCGAAGATATTCTCTATATAATGGATAAGATTATCATGTTTGATAAACAAATTGATAAAATGAAGATAGGAGAATAACAATGGACGAGAAGTTAATCCACTCTGGAACACCAAGACATTCCGGAAGATATCCATGGGGATCTGGAGATGACCCTGAACAGAGAAATAAAAGCTTTCTAGGATATGTTTCCGAAATGAAAAAGAAAGGGCTTAGCGAAGTTCAAATAGCAGAAGGTTTGAAGATGACAACGTCTCAACTAAGAGCTAAAAAATCTATAGCCAAGGCCGAGTTAAAGAAAGAAGAATATTCACAAGCAGTTAAGTTAAAGAATAAAGGATATTCAAATGTCGAGATAGGAAGAAGATTAGGAAAGAATGAGTCTTATGTTAGAGATCTGATAAATCCTTTATTAAAAGAACGTGCTAGTCTTAATGATACGACCGCTAACATGATAAAAGATCAAATCGATAAAAAAGGGTATTTGGATGTTGGCGTTGGCGTTGAAAGACATATTGGTGTAAGTAGAAATAGATTGAAGACCGCTATAGAAATGTTAAAAGAAGAAGGATATCTAGTGACATATGTTCCAGTTGAACAATTAGGAACTGGAAAAAATACTACAGTTATGACATTGTCAAAACCAAAAACTTCAGAAGAAATTGAAGTTGTTAAACTAAAGAACCAAAGCCTTACAACCAAAGAAATAGCAAAGCAATTAGGGTTAAAAGAAACAGAAGTTGTTTCGTTAGTAAAAACGGCATATAGAGACGTCTATTCAAATAAACAAAACATAAAATCAATTTCTAACTATTCAGAAGATGGAGGTAGATCTTTCTTAGGTTTGGAGCCTATAAGAAGTGTTAGTTCTAATAGAATACACATAAGATATGCTGAAGATGGAGGGACCGATAAAGATGGAGTAATAGAATTACGTAAAGGTATTGACGATATATCTTTAGGTAAGGCTAAATATGCTCAAGTTCGTATTGGTGTTGATGACACCCATTTCTTAAAAGGTATGGCTATGTATTCCGATGACATACCAAAAGGAAAAGATATAGTATACAATACCAATAAATCCACAGGAACTCCAAAAGAAAAAGTTTTTAAAGAAATGAAAGATGATCCTGATAATCCTTTTGGAGCATCTGTTAGGCAAAAAAAATATAGAGACTCAAAAGGAAAAGAACATCTTTCGGCTTTGAATGTAGTTAATGAAGAAGGAGAATGGCATGACAAATGGTCTAAATCGTTATCTTCTCAAATGCTTTCGAAACAAAGTACAACGTTGGCTAAAAGACAATTGGATCTAACATACAAAGCTAAGAAAGAAGAATTTGATGAGATAATGTCATTAACTAATCCTGTTGTTAGAAAAAAACTACTTGATGATTTTTCAGATGGGTGTGATTCAGCGGCAGTACATCTTAAAGCGGCAGCCCTTCCAAGATCTAGTTGGCATGTCTTACTACCAGTACCTTCTATGAAAGAGACAGAAATATATGCCCCTAATTATAGAGATGGTGAAAAAGTAGTAGCTATTAGATATCCTCATGGTGGTATATTTGAAATACCAGAACTAACGGTTAACAATAGACAACCTGTTGCTAAAAAATTATTAGGACAAGCTAAAGATGCTGTTGCTATACATCCAAAAGTTGCTGAAAAATTATCAGGAGCAGATTTCGATGGTGATGCAGTTTTAGTAATTCCAAATAACAAAAGGGATATTAAAACAGCTCCATCTTTAAAAGCTCTTGTTAACTTTAATCCAAAGGAAGCCTATTCAGGTTACGATGGTATGCGTACTATTGATGGTGGTATATATAACGAAAAAGAAAAAAAAGTAGATTATAGAAACAAAAAACCATCCTCAAGAAATAAGGGCATGCAAATGGGATTGATATCCAATTTAATTACCGATATGACTATAAAAGGAGCAGTTGAGGATGAAATAGCAAGAGCCGTAAAACACTCAATGGTTGTTATTGATTCGGAGAAACATCATCTTGATTATAAACGATCATACAGAGAGAATGGTATAGCGGCCCTAAATCTAAAATATCAGAATAAACCAACAGGTGGAGCTACTACTTTAATTTCAAAGTCATCAGCAGAAACAAGAGTACCGCACAGAGAAGAAGGAAAGAAAGTATTAGATCCTAAAACAGGTAAAACAAAAAGAGTTTATATTGACTCCACAACGGGTAAGAAACTATATGAGTATACTAATGAAACATATACCGACCCTAAAGGAAAAGTTCATAAGCGCAGGGTTTCATCAACCAAGATGGCTGAGATAGAAGATGCACATGAATTATCTTCAGGAACTCCTATAGAAAGTATATATGCTAATCATGCTAATAAATTAAAAGGGTTAGCAAATCAAGCAAGAAAAGAATACGTTGTTACTCCACCGATAGTCCAATCTAAGTCCGCGAAAGATACATACGCTAATGAAGTTAAATCATTAAAGGCGCATCTAAACATTGCACTAAAGAATGCTCCTTTAGAAAGAAATGCTATGGTCTTAGCGAACGCTATACTTGCTGATAAAAGGAATAAAAACCCGAACATGGATGCTTCTGAGATAAAAAAGGTAAAAGCATTAGCGTTAGCAGAAGCAAGAACTAGAGTTGGAGCTAAAAAGCAAAGAATTCCAATTACAGACAAAGAATGGGAAGCAATTCAAGCAGGAGCAATTAGCACAAATACTTTATTGCAGATTCTTAATAATACAGACATTGATAGAGTAAAACAATTAGCAACTCCAAGAACTACGATAACACTTACACCAACTAAACAAGCTAAAGTAAAATTGATGCTTGAATCTGGATATACACAAGCACAAATAGCAGACCATCTTGGAGTATCAACAAGTATTATTTCAAAGTTTCTTCAATGAGCATAAAAGGAGAATGTATCTATGAAAGAATCAATGCTCACAACAATAGATAATCCATTCGATCCGTTCACTCAGTTTGATGAGTGGAACACCTTTGATGAGGAGAATGGTTATTATACATTTTCATTACTTGCTAGAATAGCTAATGCGTCAAGTGAACTAATTGAAGACGATCAGGATTTTGCTATTGAAGAAGCAATCGATGAAATAGTAAGAGTAAATGCTAGTGGAAGGCATATAAAAGTTGAAAGAGATAACAAACAAGAACTTTCAACTGATTGATAGGCATGGAGGGGGCTCCTCGCGAAACATACC